GTAAGAGCTGTAGTTCCACCAGTAAGAGCTGTAGTTCCACCAGTAAGAGCTGTAGTACCACCAGTAAGAGCTGTAGTACCACCAGTATTAGCAGTATTAGCAGTATTAGCAGTATTAGCAGTATTAGCAGTATTAGCAGTATTAGCAGTAATAGCGTTATTTATGGCATTTAAAGAAAGGCCCGTTTGGTCAGCTAGGTCTTGAACAGTTAACTTATTGTCCTTCAGTGCTTTAAGTACCGCTGCTGTACCCGCTGCCCCACCGCCCGCACCATCAAAGACTGCTGTAGCTTTGGTTAAAGCAACTTGTTGGGAAGCGGTAGTAGCGGCATTAGCTCCTACACTTGCTGCTACGTCTGCACTTGCTCCCGCCCCTTTTGCTGCTGTTGTAGCTGCTGTTGCCGCTTCGCTTTCACTCCCTCCGTTGGCTATTACCGCTGCCGCCGCCGCTGCCGCTAACGCTAGCCAACCATTTACACCACCAGCAGTTGTTGCCGCAGTTGTTGCCGCAGTTGTTGCCGGTGTTGTTGCCGCAGTTGTTGCCGCAGTTGTTGCCGCAGTTGTATTTGTATCACCGAGAAGCGTACTAACTGCATCACCACCAGTAGTAGTTGTATCACCACCAGTAGTAGTTGTATCACCGAGAAGCGTACTAACTGCATCACCACCAGTAGTAGTTGTATCACCACCAGTAGTAGTTGTATCACCACCAGTAGTAGTTGTATCACCACCAGTTGTAGTTGTGCCGCCGCTATTATTAACTATATCGTTTAGTACATCGGCGTCAGAGAATTCCCCTCCCGTCGCTGCCCCCATATCGTTACTAAGCAAGTTAGTCCCAGCAGCGATAGAAGAACCCGTAGCATTTCCGGCTAACGCCTCTATCGACATGTTAGTAAACGCCCCGTCTAACAAGCCTACATCAACACCTGTACCACGTAGCCCTACATTGGTTGCGATACCTTCAGCAAACCCCTCTAATCCCTCGGGTCCAGCTTCTATGAGACCTTCTTTTATTATGTTGGCAACGCCTTTTTTAGTCCCTACTTGTTGTAATACGCTACTTACTAACTTTTCAGCGCCTGTACTACCAGCAACAAGTCCGGCTGCTGTGCTTAAACCTATAGCCGCTAAGTTGTCCCCTGTGTAGCTTTGTGCTTCGGCTGCTAATCCTTCTGCTTCGGCTATATCAACCCCTTGAGATATTAACGAGTCATAGGTAGCATCATATAAAGCGCTTTTAGATGTCCCTGCCCCCATAACACCGCCAGCAATCGATCCCGCCAATGTAGCGGCGCGGCTAGCGACCATAACAGTGCCTAGTGTCGTTCCCGCAACAGCGGCAGCAGCAATACTCGGAATCGCTGTACCTAGGGCATTAGCCGTCATGTCCAGCGGGGCTATTTTAAACGCCTCCCATCCAGCTAGTAGTTCGTTCTTCCACCCTGTCCCGTTAGCGGCGTTCATTATGTCACTCATAGCTGCGGCATCAGCTAAAGACCCTTCTGATTTAGCTGATTGTAGGGCGTCTTGTCCCTGCCTGAGTACATCAGAAACCACATTGCTCGCACCAAAAAAGTCGGAAACCATTTGCCCGCCAAGAAGTACGCCTTGGGCGACATTCAAACCTAAGTCACCAGCTCCGAGTGCTATTTCGCCAAGAACATCTACTACCTCATCCGCCGAAACGCCCGCCTTATCGAGTAAGCTTGGTACGTCATCTAAGCCCGCCTCCTCAAAAACTGTGTTAACTACGGTAGTAGCGTCCTCAGAAAGGTCCGCTATGGTAGCTACGAGGTCCACATTTTGACCACTTAGGGCGTTAAGTTCTTGGGCTTCTAACGAAGGGGTGCCAGTCTCAACACCAAGATTCGCAAGTTTTCCATTTTCTACTGCTAACTGTTGAGTTACTTCTTCTGCGGTGACGTTCCCAAAAGCGGTGGCAACTTGGCTCGCAGACAACGTCCCACTGTTAAGTTTTGAAATTACTTCTTCATCTGACATAGCTCGAATAGAGTCTGGCGTTTGCACCCCCTCAATATCGGTTAAACTAGCACTTGCTACGGCACTATTATTCGCAAGCTTATCTAAAAGTGCATCTTTGTCATCACCAAAAAACTCTAAGCCGGAATCTTCAAGTGCGGTAACTGTATCAAAAGCGTTTAAAACGGTAGCTTCAACAGTCTCTCCTGCTCCTGCGTTCTCAAAATCGTTACCTAAAGTTCTTTGTGATAAATCTATAGCCATATCTACTTGTTGAGCAGCGTCGTTTATCTCTTTTTCTTCTGGGGTCATTGGGGTTGCTGTTGAACCCTTGGAGCCAAGACCCATTGCATCAAAGAGTCTGTAAGCTAAGGCAAAGCCAGCCGTCGCAGGGTTTGCAGATAAAATATTAAGAACAGCACTTTCCGATTTAGATTCTTTCCCACTAATAGCACCAACAATAGAGCCTAAGCCCCCTGCAAAAGTGCCTTGAGCATTGGCGAGGTCTCCTACACTAGCGTCTCCAAGAGCGGCTGCTGCTTTTACGGAGTTGTAGTTTTTTAGATTTCCTAACGTGTTATATGTACTTTGCGCTATGTCATTTGCACCGGAGCTATTATCAGCAGCATTGTTATCAGCAGCGTTAAGCGCATACTGGCTGTTTGGCCCTACTCCCCCAGTCGCATTGAATATGACTCCTGAGTTTCCACCTGGGGGTGCCTTAAAAACATTTTGAACCGAGTTTGCTATCGTATTTGCTTGCTTAACTTTACCAATTATGTCTAGTATTTTATCAAAGTCATTGTCAGAATCAGATGAAGCAGCGGCAGGAGCTACGTAGTTGTTTTCTTTGTTAATGGCATCCCAATTAGCTTGTATTTCAGCCGCAGGCGTCCCATACAACTTTTCTAAGTCATTAACATTTACAGTACCTGCATTTAGCTGGTCAACTACGCTTTGTACTTCTGCTGAAGCCATGTTTAACCTACGGTGTCGGTAGCGTTTCTGGCAACGCTGACACAAAAGTTACGGTTATTAAAGTAGACGGCACGGCAGGGCGGGGACTAGCAGCCGCCTTATAATCAATCGTTATGCCTGTGTTGTCTGTTGCCCACATAAGTTCTATATACTGCCCCGCTTGTATGTCTATTGTAAAACTGTAGGTAAAGTCATCTACCCCACCTGACCCTGCTACGGCGTGCAGTCTACCAGTGTTTGCTATATCTGTTGCGCTTCTACGTACCCAGAACGACAGTTCCTTTGCACTTGCACTACCGCTAGTCAACTCTACCGAGAATTCAAAGTTATAAACTCCTGAGTAAAGAGGCGTTATCCTAGTCTTCGGCGTTCCCGTTATGCTTATGGCTTCGCCTAAATACGTGTTTTCGAACTGTAATGCGTACGCTGTGTTTATAACGCTAGCAGTCTGATCTACAGTAGAAAAGAACTTAGCGTTCGGAAACTCTATAAACCGGCCTCCGTACTCCCCAACCACACTATTTACAGCACTTGATAGCAAGTTAAAAAAGAGGCGCAAGATGTTATTCAGGGCATCAAGATACCTTTTTAACGGGCTTTCTGTAGGTATAGGCAGTGCGGGTGCTTGGACCTTCTGTACAAGTCTTTGCGCCACTAGCCCCTCCTACCATCAGCTCGCATCTCCAATCGTGGTATACCCAGCTTCCAAGCTACACCTAGCTCAGTAGACTCCATCTTAAACGCCATCTGTCTGCCCCGTACTCGCACAAATACTTGGCCTGTGAACTCCTCAATGGGCACTGTAGCGGTGCGAGTAACTGTTGACGCAGAGTTACCACCTACAGATAAGGGGTTGTTGTACCCAGAACCGGAGTTCTGCATAGGCGATAAAGTCATAACCGCAGCGGGGTTAGTGACCGTAGACCCCTCAAACGTTACGTCGGGTAACACTCTATTAACAAACATGAATTTATCGCCATCATCCAAGTCAAACTCCGAGGAGGTTAAGGTTGCTGTAATTGCGCTGGCTGTTGCACTTTCTTGATTATCGTAGCCTACTTCATGGTTTACCAAGTTGTTGCTGTAGGTAGCCGCCATAGGATTTTCTCGAAGATCAGAGTCTGTCCAAGCACTGCGCGATAACGTGCCGTAGTACCAAATGTCCTGTAAATAGTTGTACACCACGTAGCGGTCGTTCCGCGTTACCCCAGCAGAGCAATAGAACCACCATATCTCATCGAATCGCTCGTTAGTGCCAGCTACTACTTGAGCATATTGAGAAACATTAAAGTCATTAAATACGTAACTACGCACACTACAAGGCAGTGTCTTAACTGTACCGTCGTAGGAGTAAAACTTATCCGTACCCATCCAGTAGGCGATGTTGCCTGAATAAACCGCAGCGTTAGTGCTGGCTATAGTGATATTGTCACCAAGAAGCTGCGCTCCCCATACCTCTGGAGCGCCTAAATACTGCATACCGTACAGGGCCGTATCGCTCCATATCAGTATTTCTTGTCGAGCTTGCAGTACAGTAATGATCTCACTGCCCCGAGAGAGGCGTAAGCTACCGGCTTGATTAGTAGCCAGCGGGGTCCAGTTAGCCACATCTTCTTGGTTAGACCAACGGATAAGCATAGGGTCAAGTGCTGTAGCGCCTAGCTGGTTCGCGCCGAAACAAAAAGCAAACCGAAAAATGTCTGATACAAAGGTCTTATTAACTATAGTAGGCACATCGGACGCACCGCCTAAAGAAGTGACGTATACCGCACGAGTATTCACTCCGGTGCTTGCGTCCCAATAAAACAATGAACCTCCCCGGTAACCGAAGAACAAATCTTCACCGAAGTTAGCTTGACTCCAAAGCCGCATAGGAGCAAGCGTAGTGCCGCCAACACCCCAAGTACCTGCACCCCAAGTACCGGCACTCCATCCAGTAAACGGTACTGCAATTTCGCTACCTGTGTTTATCTGATAAGCCGCAGTAACAGTACCGCCACCTGTAGCACCTGAAGATGCCAGACTTGCGGCAGTTATATTGTAAGAATTTGCGCTTACAAAGTTAATCTGGAACTCCCCGTTTAGAGTAAGTCCCCCAACTGCTGAAGCCCCACTAAACGTAACGAAGTCATTCTGAAGTGCGCCGTGGGCGTTATCAGTAACAAGGACCGTTGCAGAGCCTGAAGTAGTGGTAAACGGGTTAGTCAGCGTTGCTGTGGCTCTAATAGGGGTAACATCAAAGTAAGCCCCGCCACGCTCTATGTAGTACTTGAGGTTAGTACCTACAGAAACAAGATTCTGTTGTTGCAGAGTGACCCAATTAAGCATGGAGCGGCATACACCTAAGAACGTATTGGCAGAGATACGTACCCAACCACCTATCTTCTGGGGCATACCCCGTCTAAACCGCACTTTATCGGTTTCATACCAACCCCCTTCAGCAGCGTAGCGCGTGTTCTCACGGTCAACTCCGGGGTTAAACTGTAGTTTTTGAAGTGGCATGTTTCAACCTTATTCTGGGTACTCGCCTGTGGCGATCATAGATGCGAGTTCAATGGAGCGGCCTTTTACTTGACGGCTCCAATCGGAGTCTAAGAATTCTTTTGAGGCAGTTTTGTACTCTGCTCTCTCCATCGCATCTAGTGCTAATACGAACTTCCGTAATCTAGTAGCACCGAGGTTAAAGCTAATGTCGATCATAGCATCCCTGCGAACATCATCAAGGTCGGCAAACCAACCAAACTCTGTGCTTAGTTCCTTGATTACTCGCTCGATGTCTTGCTCAAGTAGAAAGTCTACTTCTTTCTCTGAAAGGCCCAGCCCGCCGTTAATATCGACGTTCCGGCCAATGCCTATTGTCCAGTGTCCTTTGGAGCATTTGTAGATAAGGTGACGGCCATTAGTAACAACCTCACCCTCATGCCTTTTCAGCATTTCGATTAAGTTCTGCATCCTTGCTACTTCTCCCTACTAACACCTTGCGTCTTCTCGAAGGTACGCATAGCTCCAAGACCTAACATTCCCATAAGGACGGTGGTCAAAAGAGATGTATCTACTTCAGGCACTGTAAACCAAATGCCTAAGATTGGAGATAATAGTGTCGAGTACAGCAGTGCTAGGCCGCATATCCAGCCGATTGCTGGCCGCCAGCCCGCTACAAATAGACTCTTATGAGCAGCCTCAACTTTGTTGACCTCGATCTGAGCTGACATCTGGCTATCAGCCATAGTAGCGATCTCATGCGCCAGCTTCTCACGTAAGTCTTTATCTGGAATTACTTTATCCAGGATAGACGAGACAGGGCCAATTAAGGCGCTAAGAGTAGCCAGCACTTTAGATAGCTACCCAAAGCACAGCGCCAAGCACTAGGAGTACGATAATAGCGCCAATGTGATGATGTTTACTTGTCTGTATTAGCCGCCATACTGGGCCGCCGATCTTGGCTAATGCGTCTTTAATCATTTCCATTCTTAAATTCCTCTACTATGTCGCTAGTAAATAGACCAAGCCTGTAAGCGCACCCATTAAAACAATTAATCCGAGCATGAGTTTAAAAGCGAGTTTAAAGTCATCGTCTTTTTGCGCTGCGATTCTCTGCTGCTTCGTCCGTGTGTTCAACCTAAAATCCCTGTCTTTTTGAATCTTGATCGCGTTTCGTTTAATCTTCTGCCACTGAGGAGTCTTGCCCTGTCGTATATACTCTTTACCAATTTCCTTCATCATAT